CCTACTTATCTATAAGCCTGTTAATCTTCAGTAGCCTAGAGAAAAGATTAATCTGATGACATACTATATACTGTGATATACTGAGCATAAATAATATTTATATCTTTCATCAAAAATACTACGCTTATATATCGATATAGGCGTAGTCTCTCTTCAAAACACCTATACCTGCTCAACCAGAGCATTTTGTTATAGAAGTAATATATGCTATAGAATATGTATACGGCGGAGTCGCATGTTTCGTAAAAATAAATTGCTATTATAGTAAAATAAATTATTATCATAATGAAAATATTAATAGTATAATTATATTGCTTGTAAAGCAAATATGTAAAAGAAAAAGAAAGAGTCCCCCTTTAGGGGGACGGTTTCTTTTTCTTTTGGACGTTTTCTTTTTCTTTGCAGGGGGTTAGAGAAAAGCATGCGCAGCACAGACGAGCGAAGCGAGTCACAACGGCGGAGCCGTTGTCAGGAAGAAGGAAAGGGAGTTTTGTATAGTATAGTTTTTTTTATAGTAGTATATTATTTAATCGATTATAAGTGAGGTATGCCTTTTTTAGTAAGGTATGATATAATTTATAGTAAATAATATCAATAGGATGTTGTATGAAGAATAAACCAAGTTTGAAAGAACTTAAAGAAGATTATAGACAAGCTTTAGAGTATCATGATGAATATATAGCTAAGATTGAAGAGTGGGAAGAGTTAGCTGAAGGTGGTAGATTGCCTAAAGTTGCTAAAGGTAGAAGTAAGATTAGACCAAAGCTTATTAGAAAGCAAGCTGAGTGGAGATATCCTTCATTAGAAGAGCCATTCTTAAATACTAAGGATATGTTTAAAATTAATCCTAGAAGCTTTGAAGATACAGCTAGTGCTGAGCAAAATGAAGTAGTATTAAATTATCAATGGGCTACACAAATAGATAAAGTAGAGTTTGTGAATGATGTAGTTAGATGTTTAGTAGATTATGGCTCAGCTATAGTTAAAGTTGGATGGGATTTAGAAGAAGATATTATAGAGGTTGAGAAAGAAGTAGATGTAATAGCAGGTCCTGAAGAGTCAATAAGGATTATAAAAGAAGCTGTTAAGAGAGGTAAGATTACACAAAGAGAAGCTGAATTAAAAATACAAAATCTTGAGCCTGTAGTTATAGGTAAAAAGAAAGAAGTGTTTAATGATATAGTTACAATTAAAAATCAGCCTAAGTATGAAGTATGTGATTTAAGAGATGTAATTATAGATCCTACAGTTAATAATGTTAAAGAAGCTAAATTTATAATTCATAGATTTGAGTCTAGTTTTGCTGATTTAAAAGCATATGAGAAACAGATAGTTGAATTAGAAGATGGCTCAAAACAGAGTGTAGGATTATATTCAAATATAGATAAAATAGAGAAAACATTAAGAGATGAGGCTGCTAGTAAAGCTGCTGATATATATGAGTATGATGATGTTGAGAAGAAGAGTGATGTAGATTTTAAATTTGAAGATATAGCTAGAAAGAAGTTAGAAGTTATAGAATATTGGGGATATTGGGATTTTGAAGATGATGGGATACTAAGACCTTTTGTAGCTACATGGGTTGGAGATGTAATGATTAGATTAGAAGAGAGCCCATATCCATTTAAAGGATTGCCGTTTGCTATGGCTAAGTATATGCCTAGATTTAATGAGTTGTATGGTGAGCCTGATGCAGAGCTATTAAAGGAAAATCAAGACTCTATTGGTAAGATGATGAGAGCAGTACATGATATTACAGCTCAGATTGCTGTGAATCAGAAGTTTATAGATGAGCAATTTTTTAGTACGCCATTACAAAGGAAAAATTATGAAGAAGGTAAGACTGTATATTTTAGACACGGCATAGACCCTAGAGTTGGCATACATAAAGAATCAGTTGAGCCTGTTCCTGCATCTGCATTTCAGGTTATACAATATCATCAAAACGATGCTGAAGCTATGACTGGTATTAAATCATTCTCACAAGGTATAGGCTCTCAAAGTATGGGAAGTTCAGCTACAGCAATTAGAAGTGCGCTTGATGCTACAGCAAAAAGAGAGCTAAGTATTTTAAGAAGGCTAGCTACACAAATATTTGAAGATATTGCTAGAAAAACAATAGCAATGAATCAAATGTTTTTAGATGATGAAATGGTGGTTCGATTAACAAATAAACAATTTATTACAGTTAGAAAAGAAGAGTTAAAAGGTGAATTTGATTTAACAGTTGAAGTATCTACACCAGAGAAAGATAACGAGAAAGCTGAGAAGTTAAATATGTTAATGCAAACTAATGCAGCTAATATGGATCCTAATTTAGCAAAAATTATATATGCTAAAATTGCAAGATTATGGAAAGAGCCAGATTTAGCTGAGGAGATGCTAAATTACCAACCTGAGCCAGACCCTGTGCAACAAGAGTTACAAAAGATTCAGCTTGAGAATGCAATGCTTATAAATCAAAAGACTAAGATGGAGATTGCTAAATTAGCTAAAGAAATAGAAAGCGAAGATAGCAAGATTGAAGAGAGAGAGTCTAGAATTGCTAAGCATTTAAATAGTGAAGCAGAAGAGTTTAAGGCTGAAGCTATGTTGAAGAAAGCTAAGGCTGCTGAAGTTGCAGAGAAAGCAAGATTAATGAAAATTGAAGCAGATAGAAAATTAGCTGGATTAGATATAAAAACAGAATTAAGTAAAGATGCATTAAAAATAAAATCTAAAGAAAGAGAGATTGAATTAAAAATGAAGCATCAAGCAGAGTTAGAAGCTTTAAAGGCTCAACTTGCAGCACAGCAGAAAGAATTAGATGCTGTGTTAAAGATGATAGATGAAAAAGAGCCAGAGTTACCTAAGCCTACATTAGCTGAAGCTCAAAATTATGAAAATAGTTTAGAGAGCTTAAAAAGAGCAGAAATATTAAAAGGAGATGTTAATGGACGCATTTGAGCAAGCTAAACAGCAAGAAGCTGTAGCATTTACTGAAGAGTTAGATAGATTACAAAAACAAGGTGTAGAGCCTGGAAGGTTGGCTGAGTTATACAAACAGCTTGACCCTGAAATTAAAGAATACGTAAAAGATTATAAAGAGGCTAAAAAAAAGAAAGAAAAGTATATGGAGTTAAGTCAAAAGAGACTTATGAATAAATTACCAGGTAATTCTGTGCAAAGAGTAAAATCTCCTATTACAGAACAAGCTTATAAAATATTACAAGAAACAAATAGTCTCATACAAAGGTAAGCTTGATTTAAGCTAAGAATATAGTATAATAAGCTATATTAAAAAATATTAAGGATAAGCAATGGCAAATAAAGTCAACTTAGAAAATGAAATAGCAAGTGTAGAAGAGATTGAAGCTGCATATAAAGATGCACCGCTTAATTTAATAGAGAAAGAACTTGAAAAAGTTGAAGATATCATTAAAGAAAAGCAAGGACATCTAGAAAGATTTAATGCACTAAAAACTCTTTCAGAAACTAATGAGTTTAAAACTCTATTTGATAAAGGTTACTTTGAAGAAGAGAAAAATAGAGTTACTGAACTAATAGTTGGAACACAAGTTGAATCAGGGAATGTTGAATATATTAAAAGAGATGTACTACAAAATTTAACAGATAAACTACTATCAATGAGAAATCTAAAAATTTATTTTAGCGCTGTTGTTATGAATGGACAATCAGCAGAAATAGAGTTAGAAGAATTAAATAGAATTAAGTCTGTATTAGAAAAGAAAATAAAATTTGGAGGTAAGTAATGTCTAATATATTAAGCGATGAAGAATTTGAAAAAATGCTAGAGGAGATAGACAACGAGCCTTCAAGTGATGAGCCACAAGAAGAAGAGATTGAGGATAGTGGCTCAGAAGAAGAGATAGAAGAAATAGAAGAGTCTGAAGAGATAGAAGAAGAAGAGACAGAAGAGTCAGAAGAAACAGAAGAAGAAGAAGAGTCTGTAGAGGAAGAGTCTATAGAAGAAGAGAGTAAAGAGGAGTCACAAGATGAAACTGAAGAAGGTGGCTCAGATGAAGAGGTAAATGAAGAGAGTGGGCTTACAGATGCTGAAGAAGCTAGAGCCGATGAGATGAATATTGATTATGATGAATACAAAAAGCTTAAAGAGTTTTATTCAAAAGTAACAGGTGAGTTTAAAGCTAATGGGAAGATTGTCAAAGGTTTTGATGACCCAGATAAGCTAATTCAAGCTCAACAAATGGCTTATGGATACTCTAAAAAGATGGCTAAATTTAATCAATATAAGCCATATTTAAAAGCTTTACAGGAAAATGAGTTATTAGATGATAGTAAACTTAATCTACTAATTGAAGCTTACAAAGGAAAACCTGAGGCAATCAAGCAATTGATTGAAAATGCAAAGCTTGATCCTCAAGAGATTGATTTTGAAGAAGTAGATTCAAGCAATTATACCCCTGATAACCATTTACCTAATAAATATGAAACAGAGTTGGATAATTTAATAGAGATTAGTAAAGATTTAGGTATTGATGACAAAGTTGAAAAAGAGCTTTCAACCAATTGGGATACTGAATCTTTAACAGAGCTATTAGAGAATCCACAAATTAAAGAAGATTTTATAAAACATATTGAAGTCGGTGTTTATGATGCTGTATTAGATAAGATAGAAAGCAAAAAAGCACTTGATAGGTTTGGACTCTATAATAAGAAACCTTTTATAGAGCAGTATAAAGAGGCTGCAACTGAGTTAGAGCAAGAGTTGTTGGCTCAATTAGAAGAGCAAGAGAAGCAAACTCAGGTAAGAAATGAGCCAACAGAAGAGGAGATTCAAGCAGAGATAGCTAGAATTAAGGCTGAGCAAGAGTATAAGAAAAAGATTGCTCAAAAAGCTAAGAAAGCTGAATCTAATAAGCGTAAAGTTGCTACAAAGGTTAGAAAAAGTAAACCTAAAAGAGAGACAATAGATTTTGACCCTTTAAATATGAGTGATGAAGAGGTTGAAAAATATTTAAGTATGCTATAAGAAAATAAGGAGATAAAACAATGCCTATGAAATTTAATAAAGGTGGACGTCAGCCAAGTCCAGATAATTCAACTATTGGATTACAAATTAATGATGAGTTTTGGAGTAGAGCTGCTGTAAAGTATGCTAAGGAAGAAAGGTATTTTACACAGCTTGGAGATACTGAGCGTTTACCAAGGAATTATGGTGATAAAATCGTAAAGTATGTTGATATTCCTATTATTGATGATAGAAATATTACTGATGAAGGTTTAGATGCTAATGGTGTTAAAATGGTACCTGGAGTATGGTATGCATATGATAAAGACGGTAATAGAATTACTGCAGGTGCAACTGAAGATGGTGGACAAGGTTATGCAACTAAACAAGAAGCATTAACTGCTGCAGGAGCAGATGGATATATTAAATCTGGTAACGCTAACCTTTATGGTTCTAGTAAAGATATTAGAGTTCAAAATGGAGCAATGCCACTTCTTAGAGAAGAAGGTGGAAGGGTTGAATTTAACCACCTTAGCAGATTAGCTGCTTAAAGCAAAAGATTAGCCATTCATACAAGTAATTGTATGTCTAAAACCGCCTAAACGGGGAAACTCTTAACAGGTAAAGCTGAAGACAACCTACCGTGCTAAATGAGCTTAAATGCTCTAAATGCCTAACGACTATCCTGGCAAGGAGTAGGAACAAGCGTTCCGAAATGGTGGTGAGCCACTATAAAGTGGTTCTTGATATAGTCTCATCTGCATGGAAACATGCAGCAGTTCAAATAAAAGAACGGCTTAGGAAGTAGCGAACCTAAGCGAAGGTAATGTAATCGTGTTGGCTTAAAACGTGAAGTTATTGAAGCTGAAGTAACTGAATATGGTATTTCTCTTGAATTCACTCAAAGAGAATTAGATATGGATACTGAAAAAGGTTTACTTAAAAAGTATACTAGAGAAATTGGATATGCATATGGTACTCTAAGAGAAGCTCAAGTTAGAAATGGACTTATTGCACAATCTGAACAGCATAGACTTTATGCAGGAACAGCAACAAGTTTAGATACTATGGATGAAACTTGTACTGTTGATCTAAAACTATTAAGAATTTTAGATAAGGCTTTAAAAGATGTTAAATGTCCATATACGACTAAAGTTTTAAAAGGTTCGCCTAATTATGCAACAATTCCAATTGGAAGAGCTAGATATATCTATATTGGTAATGAGCTTTCTCCAATTTTAGAAGATTTAGAGCATATGGGTAGAAGTATGTGGGTGCCTTATGAGGATTATGCATATGGAAAAGATTTAGCACAAGGTGAAAAAGGTAGAATTTATAACTTTAGATTTATTGAAGTTAATGAAATGCCTTCATATCAAGGACAAGGTGCAGAAGCAACAGATGATAATTATTATAGTTCTATTGGTGATGATGGGAAAGAGAGATATGATGTATTCCCAATGTTATTTGTAGGACCTGATAGTTTTGCTACAATTGCTTTTGATGCTAATAGTGCTAAAGTTAAGACTGCTATGCCTAAGATTATT